CGGGTATATGTATGTAATACATCATAATTTCTAGGATCTTCAGAATCACTAGATAGTATATTTGTAAAAATAAGATTACTATTTGGTTCATTATAGTATCTAGAAACAAGTAATCTTTCTGAGCCATCACCGAAATCCCAAAGAATTCTATCGACAGGGAAGCTGCCAGGGGTGGTTGTTCTAGCTGTAAGACGTACTGAAAATGGTGCATAGCCTGTTGTCGGTTGAGTAACGGAATAAAGGTTAGCTTTAGGTAATATTTCTTGTACTGTGCAGACGCTCTGAGTATTAGCTTTGGTTTTAGTTTTTGTTTGTGGTAGTTGGGTTTGAGGGTCGACCTGTAAGTATGTTTCAACTACGGTAAGTGTAGTTTCATAACTACCTGGCATTATATAAACATGAGAAATATCTGTACTACAGGTTAATGTGTAAGTGTCGTTATTAGTGTTGTAATAGTCATTAAAGTCCCAAATATATTGAGCACTAACGCTTGTAAAATCCACTGTAGTGGTGCTTAGTATAGTGTTATTTTTAATAAAAACTTTTACTCCGGGTGCATTGCCAGTTATAATACCTCCCTGTGGTAAAAGTACAGTGCACAAAAGAGGGGATGCCACACTAAAGGGTGTTCCCCTATCCCAAGAATAGTTACTGGGAACTGAATGCCCGCTAATTACTGTAAAGTTTACTGTCATATTATGATGATACCGTTATATTTAAAGAGTAATAGGTTGGGCCAACACTATTAGTAATTGCAAAAGGTACATAGAAGTTTCCTGAAGCTGTAGGAGTACCGGTAAATATACCTGAATTATTTGCCGATACCCAAGGATAGGTTGTGCTATTAGTTACTGTATATGAGGTCGGGTTGTTAGATGCACTTACTGTATAGTTAAAGGTAACTGAGGTAGTAGCAGTAAGAGATAAAGAACTAGTTACTGATGGGGGTATTTTTATATTTTCGTTAGTTGAGGTATAAACTGTAATATTTTTTAAGGGGCTGTCGGGTATATTAAGCACTATAAACTCTATAATATCAGTGCTTCCAGCTAGTAGGGTTAATAAAAATTCGTTTTTAGTTTTGTTATAGCTTAGAACCGGTGGATCAAAAGTAGTATATGAAGATAAGACCGCTCTAAGGGTTGTTATGTCTTGATTATTAGGAAAGATTTTTTGAAAGTCTCTTGTAACTAGATCTAATTTATAGAGTTCAGGGTATAAGCCAAGACTACTAAGCTGATAGCATGTACTTATTATAACTACTTTTTCTTCTGGTAAGAACCAAGTATCTCCAGGTTTTGCAAAATCAGTTGATGCGATTTGTACTAATTCTTCTCCAGAGATCGCCACCATAAAAGAGCCATCAATAGTAAAGATATTGTAATTTGTTACGTCTCCACCGTCTTGTATTTCCCGTATAAGGTTGGCGCTAACTGGGACAGCTAAAGAAATAAACCTAGCATTATCAGTTATACTACTAATACTGCCTGTATCGAAGTTATAATCTAAATCTTCTAATATAATTGCAGAAGTAGTTTCTACATACAGGGTATCAAAAAACATATCTATTTTTGTAACTCCTACCCCTGTCAACTGGTTATAAAGATTGAGTGCAGTGTAGGTATCAAAAACAGCACTTAAAGCTTCTTTACCAGGGGATACAAATTGAGTATTTTTACGGGCCCAAATTTCACCAGGTATGAATCTTCTTTCATATGGAGACATGTTATTTACATCCTTATATAAACCATATTGGTTACCAAAAATATCAGTTACCCAATTATCAAGGACTTTACCAGTTTGTTTTAAAATTTGTGTATCAGACCATGCACTAACATTAACTACACCTGAAAAATTTTGAGGCTTATTAGCTTCATCTGTCCATATTGAACCCTCATTACCGCCCCATGGGGACTGACGGCTTGTTGGAAGAACAAGTCCAAGCTGAGTCTTTGAGTTAGTTTCATAGACAGACTGATAAGGTATAAATTTTTGATACTTTTTAGTAACTTGTTTTTTAAGATTACCTGCTACCGGACCTGAAGTTACTGGCTCTTTAAGCCATGTGTTATTATCTTCTACTATAGTGTAAGGTGTAGGTTGGTCTTGTTTGGTGAAACCTCTTCCTCCAGCTCTTTTTGTACCGTCTTCAAAATAAGAGGATAGAACGCTCGATGATACAGAGAGTAGAGATGTAAAATCTTTATTTAGATATGTTGAAATGCCCAAATTGTTTGGGGTAAAGTATCCGCCCTTATCGGTAGCACTATATAGTTTATCTAGTGCTGGAAAGATTGCATAAGCAGGAAAATATCTGTTTGTTAAATTATTCCATGGTCGAAGGGGGTCAGCAATAAGAGCCAAGTCAGCTGTTCCAAACTCAGAAGTAGCTACTATAGATGTAGCTGAAATGCTCCAAACAAAAGGATTAATACTCTTGTAGTAAACTTCAACTGGTTGATTATCAACAACATTAGTTAAGTTTATAGGAGAGATATCTGTAGTAGGTATAGATATAGATTGATTAGTTAGATTATATAATAGAGGTTCAAGATTTGAAGTTGCTGTTGTCACTATCTGTATAGTGCTCCATATGTTTTCATTAACTTCAATCTTGTAATTGATAGGTTGAGTCCAAGTAAACGAGCTTATATATTTTCTGTCATACTCAACAAGATTACCTGTACTAATAACTAAGTCAGAAAATAAAGGCTGGGTTATAACATTATAATCATCAACTACTCTGAAGCTGGCACCCCAACTTATAATATCTTTATATGCTGTATTACCTAAAGCCCAGAACGGTTTAACCCCGTTTGCATTTGAATTAGGTCTTCCTGTATTATAATTCCATCCAAAGAGTGGAGTATTAATTATAAAACCAGGCGCTTCTTGAGTATAAGAAGAAATAGTAATTTGAGTAGTAGTCGGGTTTAGTTCAACTGCAGAAATTAGAGGTATACCTGAAAAGATATAATAACCGGATGGGTTTGCTCCCATTGTATCATTATATACTTGAGTAGGGGATACCTGAGCAGCTGTAATAGCTGTTAATAATACTGTGTAGTTACCTAAAGTTAGGGGTACAAAGTTAAAACTAAAAGTGTTATAAAAGTCATATTCAACACCCTCTGGGTCTATTAATTTCCAAGATGCTGTTACAACATTACCATAATTTACATCTGGGTACTGAGCGTAAGTCTCTGTATACTCAGGTTGAGCTTTTGCTCCATAAGGGTAAAACACATTAGGGTATGAAACTGTAGTAGTCTGTGGTAATCCGTTAACGTCTTTATCTATAGTTAGGTAGTCGTAAGTGGCCCAAATGCTTCCTTGGTTTGTGGCAGTAATTTCTGTAGTTGTTGTATCAACAGAAGAAATAGCGCTATATGTAGCTGTAGGCGCTTTTTTATAAAGAATAATATCTCCTGGTCTTAAGACCATAGTTGAAGACGTGTCACTACTACTCCAGTTACCTTCATTATCTTTAATTGCATTAACCCATAAAGACTTTCTATTATAAGGATAACGAGCCACAAAAAATGGAAATGTGTCTGGCTGTTCTAATGTATTATCAGATGCTCGTCTGTAAATATAACTATGACCGTATCTTAAGAAAAATCTGTTTGATGCAGAGGATGCTCCAGAGTACCAACCTCCATCGCCCCAGCCTATAGAGTTATTAGTTTTATAGAACGCAAAAGCAGAACTACTAGTGTAAGTTGTTCCATTAAAATCTGTCCATGTTGTCAAATCAACAAACTCATCATTAACCTGTTCTATTATAAAATCAGCAAGACTATTGTTATCAGTAAACACAGAGCTTGGGTGTCCGAATGGAGTGAATAAAGTAGCTCTACAGTTACATAGACTGAATTCTTTATATGAGCTTGCTGTTCTTGCAAACGTACAATCCGGTTGATGTCTGAGAGTCTTAAAGACATTATTAGCATCAGTAAGATCTTCGCCTTCCCAAATAAAATGTACATACTCTCCAGTTCTAAATATTGCATTTAAGCCAGATTGGGACGTACCAGTATATTTACCATATGTATAAGTCTGTCCTGATAACCACGTACACTCTGTAGCATCGGTTTCAGCATCTGTATATTTTGCTAGCTTATAGATTACATCTGATGCTGTTATACTATTTGAGCTTGTTGCAAAAGGTATATTTAAACCCTGTATCCCTACAGGCTCACAAACAGTTGTAATATCTTTAGGTAAATAAGAAGGGAAAGGCTCTGTATTGCTAATTCTTTGATAGGGCCAAACAATTAAGCTATTTTCTGAACCGATCGGGATATCAGACTTAACCATTTTATATAACCAGGCCTCTTGAGTGTCACCGTATGCAGCTGAGTCTGTATAGCCTGGAGAGATAGGGCGAATTCTAATTTTATCAGCAGCACTATACTTTTCACTAGGGTAGGCCCCGACTTCTATTAAAGTTGTATCATTTATTTGAATTGAATCTGCCCCGGAAAGAGATATATCGAGGTTCCAATAAGCTTCATTTACTAACTCTTTTAAGTTGCTTTCTAAGTATTGATATTCTGAAGTGTATTGTAGACTAGGTCCCGTCCAATCAGTATCATCTGCTGATAAACCAAATCCGGGGAAAGGGTATTTAAATGTAACCTGTTTATTGCCTTCTACGTAAACAGACATTAGTTCAGGGGTTTCTTCGTATTGCTTAAAGCGAAGCCATGCTCCTTCAATCCCTCTTGCAGTTTTTACAAAAATAGTATCAGAGTTAACAACATCTATTCCCCCTGTTCCTAAAGATTCTATTTTAGCGCTAGTTAAGGGTACCGCTTCTAATCTTGTTGTAGTAGAAATATCTGGTTTGTAAGAACCGTATGGCCAATAGAAAAAATTATTACCTTCATTGATCGAAACATCGTAAATGGTTACAGGGGTGCTAAGTAGGGAGGTTGTAGAGCTTTGTAAGTCAGTAAATTTTTGTTCTCCTATATATTTTGTAAAAATATCTTTTGTTAAGGTCAAATTATTAACTATATCCTCTATAGTAACTGTTGTGTTTCCTTGCTTGTAAATCCATTCAGTTTCTGTTAAAGGTATATTTTTACTATTTAAATATGCTTCAAGATTTACATCCTCTAAATTATAATAGGCAGAAGCGGGCAGGGTTGTACTTTGATCACTGTAATGGTGATCATCGTAAAGTTCTTCTATTGTAATAGATATAGTATCTTTAACAGAACTTAGGTCAGGTACATTCGACCAAATGCTTTGAGGTAAGGTTATATCCCCTGGTCTCTTTTTAGTAAAACTAAGTAAAAGCTGTTCTTGTAGATCTTGTATAAGACCTTTATTAGAACCAATTTGATTATACTTTATTTTAGACTTTTTAACTTCTTCGCGAAGCTGTAAGTAGTAAATTGCTATACTTTTTAGCTTTCGAGCGAAATATGGTATAGCTATTAATAATTCTTTTTCGCTATTAAAGTCTATGTTGTTATACCAGTCTTCAACATCCTTACTGTTAAAAAAGAGTTGTAGCTGTTTTAGTAGACCTAAATAGATTAGTCTTAATTGAGCATCATAATCTATAGTTTCTTTTTGTTTATTAGCATACCAATCTGTTAAATAGGTATTGTATTGATTATATTCCTGGCCTGGTATTATACCAACATATGCTTGATACCACTCCTTAAAAGACAAGGGAGCTGTATTATCTAAGACAGTTGATGTCTTGGATGTAGGCTGGGCATAGGTGTTATACTGCTGATTGTTTGTAGCCACGGTAGGTTATCATTATTATTTAACTATAATATATTTGGTTAACAAATAGTTAAATGCTTTTTCTATTGCCTCTGTTTCACCGTACCAGTTATTTGAGGTTGATAGGTTAGGGTTAAGGGTTGTATTAGGATTAGACCAGTCTATAATATTTTCAATAAAAGTACTTGAATATACAGGTGTGTATTCAAAAAATAGATAACTGTTTAAAAAAGGTGATATCAATCCGGTACCACTCATAGAGGATAGAGGGTAAACTGATTGACCGGAGAGAGGTACAGTTGATTGAGTAGATAGTAATGGTACAGTAAAGAGGCTATATTCATTACTAAATTTATTTAAAATGTATATTTTAGTACCGGCTGTTACTAGGGCAGTTTGGGTATTAAGCTGTTGACCTACACTTTCAGATGAAAGTGGTACAGGGGATTGTATACCCCATAATTTTATTTTGGGTACTGATGCTATATCTAAATATTTTTTAATATCTGCTGGTAAGGTTAGACCGTAATTTATAAAAGATGTGTCAGTTTCTTGAGCAAAGGATAAAAGCTGATCTATATTACAAGTATCAATATCCCCAGTATTATATACAAAGTTTGCTATACGCTCATAAACTGTTTGACCTAAATCCTCAGCAGAGCTTAATAAACTATTACCTACAACAGCACCTAAAAACGTATCAAAAAATTGGGTATTTTGATTTAATATTTCAGGTAGAGCTAATGATTTATAATAATCTGCTGTATTAAAATTTTCATTTATACGAAAAATTTGTGAAGGGTTTTCGAATTTTAATATCGAAAAAGGTGTAGAGATTCCTGTTAGAGATATAGCTGAGACACTACTAGGGCTATAAAACTTTTGGTACCACTTATTACCAGTCCAGTCTCCAATAGCTTGCGCAGCTCTAAAAGTTTCATTAAAATTTAAAACTGAAGGGATTGTAGAAATACCTTTAACATTTGCAATAGTTGAAGAGGCTACGAAGGTAAATGTTTTATTATTATAGGGGTTAATAGTCCAGACCCGATTGTATATGTCAACAGCAATACCTCCTAACTCTTTTCTTTGCAAGATTGGATAAGCACTTAGTTGTACAGGTACAAAGGTATTACTATCAGCAGAAAGCACCCATGTGGATAAAGTGCCTGCTGTAGTGTAATAACCTATATTTTCTATACCGTATGTAAACCAGACGTTACTACCTCGATCAATAGCTATATTGCTAGGTCTAGTAAACCCAGATACCGTAGATAATAATGTGCCAGTAGAACTATACAACTGTAAAGACCCACCACTAAGAGTATTACTATAGCTATTGCAGACCCAAACATTGTTATTTTTATTGATAGCTAAATCAACTGGCTCACTATTTACAGGTAAGCTTATCTGATATGTAGAGATCCCGACAGTATTGTATTTAACTAGTAGACTACATAGGGGGTTCGCATAGGTTACCCAAACATTATTTGTCTTATCGGTTTCAACTGCAAATGGTTTTAATAAGAAATTACCACTAAGTGTATTATATAGGTTTATGCCAGTTGGAGATAAAGTTTGTAGATAGTTAAGATTAATATCAAATTTTAAAACTGAAACTGCATTGTATAGACATACGTAAATATTTAAATTGCTATCAAGAGATATATCAGTTGGAGTATAATTTCCAGATGCGCTTGGGTGGATAGCTAAAGCAGACAAATAAAATGTACTTAAAAGTGTGCCCTCAGTATCAAATTTGTAAATACGATCAAGTTCAGTATCTGTAGCTATTAAATTGTAATTTGTAGGGTCTACAGCCATTCCATATATACCTGAAAAACTAGATATACTATAGTTATAAGTAGCGGTAGAATCTATTTTTGGTACATTTATCTGAGTAACATGTCCTTCATATAATCCGTCTCGGTCTTTATAACTGTTTATAACCTCGCATGTGTCAGAATAGTAACCTAATAATATCTTATTAATTGAATCTTGTTCAGGATTAGATATCCATACATTAACATTGGCTCCTTCTCCAGCCGGGAAAGGAAAATCAGTTGTAGTATTAGGGGTATAAAACGCCACAGTGCTGGCCTGTATAACCGTAGTATTAATAGTAGAGGTTGGGGTTAAGGTAGTGAATAAAAACCCACCTATCTTAGAATTATTTTCATCAGTGGCCTTAAAGTAAAGGGGAGATTCATCTACGATAAAGTTTTGGGTATTAGATAGGTTAACATTAATGCTGCTAATACTGCCATTTAAATTAGTGTCAGGATAAGAAAATAAAATATCTGAAACAATATCGTTTCGTTTATTATGACAAGTTATAAGAAAAGGTATTTTAACCCCTTCCCATTTTTGTGGAAATATATCAGTAAGATAGTTTTCAGTTATCTTTAGGAAGTTAGGTCTTAAATCGTTAACTAGCCAGGTAGTAGCAGCTGTTGTATTTTTATTATTTGCATAGCCTGGATAAGGGTAAACGTTACTATCTTTAGGATATGAAAATCCTGAAGTCTCCATAGTTGCAGTAATAACAACAGGGCAATTGCTTTCAGGGTTACCTGTACTTGAACCGTCTACGTAATAAAACTCCGTTTCGCCTGACAGACCTACTATACTATTATTAAAATAAACAGGGAACGTATTAACAGATAGTGAGGTAACAAAGTTAAATTCATTATCAGTAAATCTCCATGTTGGTGTTAAAAATCTCCAGTGCTCAGGAACAAATTGATATGGGGTCGATTGGGAATTCGCAGCGAATAAATTTAAGAAAATTGGTTGATCTATTTGAGCTGTATTTATTTTGACACGAAAAGGGGTCTTTGGAAAGCTTCCAGGGTTTGCATAGTTACTGGGTAAACTAGTAAATTCTACAGAATCTCGCAAATAGTAATCAACTGATACATTATTTGTAAATGTACTAATACTACCAATTAAATCTGTAGCCGTTAAACTTATAGCGTACACCCCTGGGTAGTTATAAACTTTAGTTAGTTCGGTAACATCATATACGAAAGAGCCGTCTCCTAGATCCCAAGTACGATGAACAATACTATTACTACTTGTTGTTAAGTCAGTAAAGGTAAAAATAGTGCCGTTAACATAACCCGGATTTGGTGTAGCAGGGTTTAATGTAACAGAGAAATTAGCGGTTACCATATTTGTTTATGTTTAATATTCTAAGGACGCAGTGGTATTAATAGATGAATTAACAAAAATTCTACTTTCAATATTGTTTATGTCGAAGAAGAAAGGTATTTCAAAATATTTCATTGAAACACTATTTTGAGTTACCTGTTTGTCATTGTCTGGATAAAGAGGGTTCCAGACAAAGAAGGATAAACCTTGTACAAACTCGTTGTAATCATTTTCGTTTGCAGTTACAAAAGACTCAACACCATCTACATCTAGTATCTGTTGGGTTAGTGTTCTTAGATCTAGAGTTTGACCGAGTTTTAAATTTTGTTTGTTAAAATAATTCTTAAAAACGTTAGCTATATCTGAAGCAATAGCCCGATCGTCCCGTCGGGAATTACCTTGTTTAGTAACAATTATAACTCCAAAAGAGTCTTCAGTAATAGATAAAGGGGTAGTTAGATCATTCTTAACACCAAAAACAACTGCTTTGTAGCATGGATCTAGAAATGTTGTTTCTGTAGTAGTCATTTTAATCTGAGATACTGTTGAATTTATTAATTCTTTTTGAGCTGGTAAAATATAATCTTGAGTTTCTGCCTTTGGAACTACTATCAAGTAAACATTATTAAAGTTACAACTATCAGAATATAGAACCTGGTTAAAGAGTGCTCTTTCTGTGTTAGTAGGATCTGTAAGACCTATATCATAAAAATATTTTAAATACCCAGAAATATAATCAGCATTATTAACTGCTTTAATATCAGAAAAAAGATATGCAAAATTTGTCTTTATAAATGTTACATAATCTGATAAGGTCACTAAACGATACTGGCTCTTATAAGTAGACGGAGCATTTTGACGAATTTCATCTGGAGTCTCTTTACTTTGAAACGTTGTTGAGGCTGATGAATTAACAAATATAAAATAGTTAGTTTCCGATGAGCTTACGTAACGATTGTTGTTTAGATTGATATTATTTAATATTTGATTATATTGAACAGAGGTATAAAGAAGTAAAGGTGTATTATTAATTGTATTAGCTCCAACTTCTCCTGCAGATCCTTTGCTAACAAGATAATAAACAGCTACTTGGTCACCAGGCTGTAGTTGTTTGCCATTAATATTATTACCAAATTTAATTTCATAACGGTTATTGCTGTTCAGTCTAATTTCATATTTTTCAGCAAACCCGTCTTCTAAATATAAATTTGTTGTTCTTGTATACTGTCTCCAAACACCAGTAAGGAAAGACTTAACATAAACATTGACGTTGAAATGATCAACAATCTCATTACGAATATCTAATAAGAGTATCTCATTGCTTTCTCCTGTAGCTGTATAAACAGGATATTCATTAAAAAGGCCCTGGAAGAGTAATTTTTGTTGAGCTAACTCATTCAGACTTTCAGTAACAGTGTTTTGAGTTTTAGCAAATGTAATATCCTCATTAAAGGAATACGGTATGTTGTTAAGAAGTAGATAAGAGTAGCGAGGTATAGTATAAAATCCTTGGCTGAAGGTATTTGCTGAGCATGAAAAATTTAAAGTAGCTGTTTGATCTCCTATTGGCGAGTAGTCTATAATTTTTACTATTCTATTAATATTTTCTAATAATTGAGCTTCAGTAAACATCGATTCTGTAGCTGTTTTATTGAGATAATAAATTAAAGTATTATAGGAATAAGAAACAATATCTATAATAGATGCTAAGTTAGAACCAATAGAATTTTGATCAGTAAAAGTGCCTTCCTCATTAAGACGATTAATAATAAGCTGTCTTAAAGATAAAGCATCAAAAGCTACATACCCGTCTTTAGGTATATCATAGTTATTTGTTGAAGTTGAATTTGCCATAGTTATTTGTTTCTAGAGTTAGGTACGAAAATAAAAGATTGTTTTTTGGTATCAAGTAGAAAATCTGTTCGGTCTATTAAATTTAAAGCAGGTACCTCGATAGTAATATTTAGAAAATACTGACTGCCATCTGGGTCTACGGTAATATTTACATTACGAGCTATTACTCGAGGCTCGTAAACTTTAATACTTTGAAGTACCCTTTCACCTAAAACTCTAGCATTCAGATCTGTTATTGGTGAAAATAAAAATTGGTACAAATCTAAACCATATTCAGGAAACAAAAATCTTTGACCGGGTAGAGTATTAAATAGGTTTTGTAGAGAGTTTTGAATAGCGGCTAAATTAATTGATTCTTTAATATCTCCCCCTCGTACAGCTGTCGTATAGCCAGGTTCAATTGTTTGTTTTTGTTGTAAATCAAGAGCGAGATCCTTATACAAATATCCTTTATCGGTATATGTATTTGCAAGGGTTTCAAGCTCTTTAAATCTTATTGCCATTTTACACTATTATTTAGAGCAAGAGTTGCATAAATAATATCAGAATAACTATGGAAACAAAATTTGATGTATTATACGAAAATGTCTTAGAGCGATATCAACAGGGTGGTTTTCTTATTGGAGACCGAGTTCGCTTTAGGAAAGATGTTTTAAAGATGGATTTCTTTAAAAACAAAGGTCAAAACTTTCTTGATGTTGTTAGAGCTTGTATGGATCCAAGCTTTGATCTTAATTTAAGAGTTTCAGCTCTTAAGTCCGTTTATCCAACAACCTCTCAAAACTATCGCGGAGGAACAGAGTCTCCTGACAGTATTTTTGCAGATGTTATTATCGAGTACGCCCCTGGCCTTTATCGTAACCCAATGACTGTACCTATTGAAGCCCTCGAGCTTCAAGATGATGGTATCAATCGTGGTCCAGTTCCTGATTCGTTAAAACGTAAATCTAGAATTAATATCAAACCTGAAAAAATAGAAGCTGAACAATCAGCTGATTTTGATATTAACCTACAAAACAAGAATGTACAATTACCTGGCGGTACAAAGTGGGATGATAAAAAACCAGGTGCAGGAAACTCACCAAAAAGAAAATACTAAGTAGATTAACTAGTATTTTAGGGTAGAATGGCTTAAGTTATTTCTACACATTCTTTGTCAAATTTATGATTACAAACTATACCTCTGATCTATTACCCGAAAAGTTTTTACAAAAATATATCAATAAAGAAGTTCCTTGGGGCTTTAATGGATTAGGTTATATTGTTTATAAAAGAACTTACGCAAGAAAGATAGAAGGTACAGATCAAACTGAAGAGTGGTGGCAGACAGTTGCCCGGTGTATTAACGGTGCACAAGAAATTGGAGCAGACTATACATCACAAGAAGCTCAAAGACTGTACGACTTAGTTTATAGCCTAAAGTGTAATTTTGCCGGAAGAATGCTTTGGCAACTTGGTACTGAAACAGTTAAAAAGTTTGGTGCTAACTCTTTGCTCAATTGCTGGTACTGTAGTATCAATGATCCTAAAACGTTTCTCTTTATCTTTGAAAACCTAATGCTTGGTGGTGGGGTAGGGTTCTCTATTCGTAGAGAGGATATTCACGAACTGCCTAAGATTAAGAAAGGTGTTGTTGTAGAGCATCAATGTATAAAGGATGCTGACTTTATTGTACCTGATTCTCGTTCAGGTTGGGTAGAGTTACTTCGAAAGGTTTTAGATGCTTATTATGTAAACGGAAAGTCTTTCTCTTTTTCAACGATCCTTGTAAGAGGTGCAGGAGAAAGAATAGCCGGGTTTGGAGGTACAGCTTCTGGTCCAGGTATCCTTATTGAAGGTATTGAAAAGATTTCTAAAATCTTTCAATCAAGAGAAGGTAAAAAACTACGTTCTACAGACGTTCTTGATATCTGTAATATTATCGGCTCTGTTGTAGTAGCAGGTAATGTTCGTCGTTCAGCTCAAATTGCTCTAGGAGATCCAGACGATTATCTATATCTTCGTGCTAAGAACTGGTCGTTTGGTAATATACCTAACTGGAGAGCAATGTCAAATAATACTATCTACGCAGATGACTTCTCACATATTTCAAGTGAGATTTGGACTAATGGTTATATTGTAGATAAAGAGACTGGGTTTGCTAAAGGAGAGCCTTATGGGTTCTTTAATCTTCCTTTGTCTCAGAAGTTTGGTCGTCTTAAGGATGGTCAAATGAAGTCATCTAAGCTATATCCTACTAATGAGGATAACGTACAGGGCACTAATCCTTGTGCTGAGATTTCTTTAAACTCTTATGAGTGTTGTAACTTATCGGAGTTGTATCTTAACAATATTTCTTCTGCAGAAGAGTTAGTAGATTGTGCTACACTTCTTTACAAGACACAAAAAGCAACAGCTGCTATGCCCTTTATTCATGATGAGACTAATAAGATTGTTCATAAAAATATGCGTCTAGGTCTCGGGGTTACAGGTATTTGTCAGTGTTCAGATGAAAAGATAGGATGGCTAGACAAGGGTTATGAAGCTCTTCGTAAGTTTGATAAAGAGTGGTCAAAGACTAAAGGTTACCCAGAGTCAATTAAACTTACAACCGTTAAGCCATCAGGCACACTTTCATTACTAGCTGGTTCAACACCAGGGGTACATCCTGCTTATTCCCCATTTTATATCCGTAGAGTAAGAATGGGTTCAGGAGATAGACTTGTTAGCATTTGCCGAGAGCTTGGGTACCATGTTGAGTACGTTCGAGGCTTTGATGGTAAAGACGATCATACAACTGTTGTTGTAGAGTTTCCTTGTAATGCCGGGGAAAGCTGTGTTGTTGCTAAATCAATGACTGCAGTTCAGCAGCTTGATATCGTTAAGAAGCTTCAAACGTATTGGTCAGATAATGCTGTATCAGTTACTGTTTATTACAGACAAGAGGAACTAGAGGAGATTAAAGCCTGGCTCGAATACAACTACGAAACATCTAT